AAAAGCACAATTTTAACAACTAACATAANTTTTAATTCATGGGATGATATTTTTTATGATGCTGTTATCGCTAACGCTATCTTAGATAGAGTTTTACATCATGCCAATGTTGTTACAATTAATGGAAAGTCATATAGACTAAAAGATCATTTTAAACAAGACGAAGACTAAAAAAACTACATTCTTAAATGATCGAAAACTTACATTCATGGGGTTCTTCCGTATTTATCCGTATATATGATATCATTAATATATCATATATTTAAGAGGTATTAATCATGTGTAATTCATCAATAGATCTGCAAAACTTTTTCCCAACTAACAAATTAAAAATTACTAATATATTAGAAGATACAAAAGTGATTAAGATAAGTTTAAAGTCACAAAGTAATAATTGTATTTGTCCTAAATGCAATATCATATCTAACAAATATCATGGAACATATATAAGAAAAGTTCAGGATTTACCTATATTAGGTAAGCAAGTATTATTAGAAATCAATTCATATGAATATAAATGCGAGAATATTGATTGTTCTAATAAAACTATAGTAGAATCTTTTGATGGTTTTATTAGTTATTATAGCAGAATGACAGAGCGTTTATCTGATTTTTTATGTACCTTAGCTTTGGAAACAAGCTGTGAAGGGGCTGCACGTATAGCTAAAAATATGAATATCAAAGTTAGTGGGGATACAATTATAAAAATATTACTAAAAAAATATGATGAAATGAAAATAAATACTTGTAGTAGTACTGTTGGAATAGATGATTTCTCTTTTAAAAAAAGACATAATTATGGAACTATTATTGTTGATGAAAAAACTCATAAACCAATAGCCATATTAGATGGTAGGGATGGTAAAACTTTATCAACTTGGTTAAAGGATAATAAGCATATAAAAGTAGTTACACGAGATCGTGCAAGTGCATATGCTAAAGTTATTGAGCAAGAATTACCGGGAGCTATGCAAATAGCTGATAGATTCCATATACACCAAAATCTATTGCAAGCTATAAAAAAAAGCTCTTTACAAAGAAATTCCTTCAACTATAAAAATTGAAAATGATATTAAAACTCAATGTAGCTCTGAACAGAATGACCACGGTAAAAAAAAATCCTAAAAACTGTGGATAACTTTACAGCTGCTGAGCATATACGCATTAAATTAATATATAAAATCCAAGAAATGAAAAATGATGGATATTCAATTAGTGAAATATCAAGACTTTTAGGTAAAGATAGACGTACCATTAAAAGATACATTCAAGGAGAAGTACATGATTTATGTAAACATTCCAGAAAAAGAAATAACCCATATGAAAATAGAGTAATTAGTTTAATAAAGATAGGATATATTGAAAAACAGATTGTAGATATATTATTATCAGAAGGATATAAACTTTCAAAAAGCAATGCAAGGCATATGATTCGGAAAGTTGTTAAAGAAAATAACCTAAAGATAAATAAGTATTCTCCTGTTAGTGAAAGTGTTAAAACTAAAAATGGTGCTAGAGATGAAAAATATATTTATCTAAAGAGAAGCTATATATTTGATTACTTATGGATGGATTCTGAACTATCTGAAATAGAAAAAAATCATATATATGCTAATTATCCAAAGGTATTTAGTTTGAAAAAGTGTATTATGGAATTTAGAGAATTATTTAAGAAAAAGAATCTTGCATTATTTTATATATTTGTTGAGAAATATATAAATATAGATATTAGTGAATTATCATCTTTAGCGAATGGATTATTAAAAGATATTGAAGCAGTTGAAAATTCTATTTGTAGTGATTTAAGTAATGGATTTGTAGAAGGTACTAATAGTAAGTTAAAAATGATAAAAAGAACTATGTATGGAAGATGTAGTAAGAAACTTCTTGCAGCAAAACTAATGTTAGCTCCAAACGGATAAATTAGGAAGAACCATTCATGGGTTGACATTTATATATTAAGACTTACTACTTCTCTTATACATGTTCTATGTCTGTCACATGCTGGATTATCCCTTTTACATATGCATCTTACTTCATTAGTGCCTTTCTTATATCTTAAATAACATTTAATTTTCACTTTCTCCACCTTCTTTCAATATATCTCTTTTCACTATTCTTTCTATTACTTCATTTCCTATTATTGTTGCACTTATAAATTTTATATAATTATCATCCTCTGCCAATTTTCTAAGCTGGTCCTTATTTAATCCTGGTAATCTGTTTCTTATCGTATCTATTCTTCTTTGATATTTGTCCATATTTTCTTACCTCTTTCTAATTTATTACATAAAAAAAAGAACCCTATTTCTAAGATTCTATTAATTTTCATAATATTTTCTTTCAATTCCTATTGTTTTCCACGTTAAAACGTGGTATAATATATACATAAGGAAGGAGGTGAGAACGATTGATATAATAATAAAGGTACTTACAATCATCTGGTTGATTATACAAATTGCCTGCAAGCTTGTTGATATAATCGATGATGATAAATAAGTACCCACTCAATACTTGGGGAACTAACAATTCCCCTCGTAAAAACATTATATCATATCGTGAATTGTTATGAAATATTTAAATAATAACCTTACTACTATCATTATTGTCTTGCTTACTTTAAAACTTATTGATTTTTAAAAATATTTCTATTCTTGATATTTTAATTGTAGTACTACTCATTATTAACATTATCCTATCTTTTATAACTAGAAAGGATTGATAAATATGAATCTTAAAGAAATACGTAAATCTCAATCTTTAACATTAAAAGCACTATCTGAATTAAGTGGTGTTCCTCAACGTACTATTGAAGATATAGAGCGTAAAGATGAATGTAAAGTATCTACTGCTATTAAATTAGCTGATGCTCTTAATGTTACTCTCGATAAACTTTGTAGATAATAAATTATAAAAACCAGTAAATACAATATATTGTGCCATGGAGGATTTTCACCTCACCTTCAATATATTTTATGTATTTACTGGTTTCTAAGGCTTACGCAGTAACGACTAAACATTATTGTAATCCCTGCCTAGCATTACATGCTCATTAATTAAGGGGCTTTTAGAATATTTATGTGTGAGGTATGTAAGTGTTCATGTTAGGGGGCATGTCTTACTAGATACCTCTTACTTAATATTATAACTGTTACTCAGATTTATTTTTCTCAAGTTCTTCTCATTTTTTTATCATTCTTTTATTTTATATTCATTTAATTTAATATAGTATTTATTAGTTGTCCCATTATGATTATAGCTATATTCAGTAATTCCTATATATGGTGTAAATGTTATAGATTCATCTCCACCATTATGTAACCTATTTATAGTATATATGCCTACATCAATTATACTTTCTCCTATTTTTTTCTTATACGGTTGTAACTCTGTAACATGAGATATATTCTTCTCATCATTTCTAAATAATTGATCGAAATCACCATACTTTTGATTATCGAATAATGGGAATTCAAATAATATATTTAAGTTCTTTGTATCACCCGAATACAGACTTTTTTTTATTTTTAAACTTTTCTACTATTAAGTCAATATCTTGTTTTGGTACCACAATAATCTTATTTGATAATACGATATAACCATATATTACATTATTCGGTTCTATATTTTTGTTTTCAAGATCCATCTCGAGTGGGTCACCCTTTATAACAAATAATTTCATATCATCATTTTCATATTTTTCTATTACTTCTTTTGTAACTTCATCATCAACTATTTTTACTTCATTATCATCATTAACATATTCCATAGATCTTTTATAAGTCCAGTAATTTCCTACATCTAGTGGAAAATAATTCAGTGTTTTAAATTCATTCATATTAAATGTTTCTCTTATTGCGTACTCCTTTGGCTTATTCATTTTAAAAGTTATATACGCCGTAATAATACCAATAATGATAGGTACAATTAAAGATGTAGATATAAATTTTATCAGTTCATATTTAGCATTGTTATTTGATTGTGGTAAATTCATATTGTTCCTCTTTCTTAGCTTATATTTTTATTCTTTATAGTTTCTTTCTTAAAATATTATTAAACAAACTCTAACTTAATACTATGCATTTATAATTTTACTATTTCTATATTATAATAATAAAACACCCATATTTCTACAGGTGTTCCTAAATTTATTTATACATCCACATAGAATCCTCTATGTTTTTAACTAATTCCTCTCTTTTCCTATATGCAGTTGCTTGAGCAATATTAAGTTGCATTGCAATAAATGGAATCTTTTCTTTTGCTCCATAGAAATACTCTATAAATCTTTTATCTTCTTCTAGTAAATATTCTATATTTGTATCCATTCTTCTAATAAAGCTTTGCATTTCCATTATCTTAGCTTCAGTTTTTATCTTAGTCTTAATCTTTTCTATTTTCCTTTTCTCAAGCTTGGTTACTTCCTGTTCCATTTGCTTTTCCATATAGCTTGTACCAGATATACTTGATTGTACTCTTTCACCACAGCCTACACCTGGAGGCATAGTATCAAGATTAATATATTTATGAACATTCCTCATTTGGTTATCTAAAGATATGATTTGCTCTTCTAAATCATCAACTTTTCTTCTAAACTTTTGGATTTTACTTTTGTATTCATAATATCTATATAATTGGCTCTCAGTTTTCTTAAATAAATTTTCTTCCATGTTATATCACCTATCCTTTATTAACTTATTTTGGTATAATACTAGATAGGATATGCATTAGAGAAATGTTATAAATTGCCGTTTATAGTTCTCTAATGCTTTTGTTATGTCAAGCTATATTTTAAAGTACTGCTTAGTAACTTGTCCCCATTCTCCATTAGTAAAAACTTCTATCATTACTTTATTTTCAATCACATCTGCAATATTAAAACTCTCTCTATAGGTTGGACTTCCTTGTTTAATATACTCTATTACTATTATCTTATCTGATAATGCATATATTCTGCCTTTCTTATATATTATTTCATCTGTATTATGACCTTTGCCTTTAATATCTTTTATTATTCTTGCTTTATTTCCTATCTGCATTAGCTTGTACCTCCAATAACCTTTTTCTATTCTCTAGCTCCCTTTTATGAACTTCATTTATTTGCTTATCTCTTAATTCTTTATTAGGACCACATGAAACAACATGAAATCTATCATATAGGTACTGACAACTATAATAATTACTACACTCCTTCTTTTTTACATTTCATAATCATTCCTTCTTTCTTGGCCTTAACTTTAATTTTGCTTCATGTAAATAGTAATGGTCCATAACTTCCTGTGCACTTATTCCAAGTGTCTTTTGTAAGTAACTTAATACAGCTTGTATTTCATCAAAAGCTTCTTCTATAGCATGAGCATCATTCTCAGGACTTCTATCAACAAGAGCTTCAAATACTGCCATTTCAAACTCTTTTCTTTCTTCATCTAACTTCTGAATCTGTTCTTCTAAGCTTATATCTGAAATATCTATATTCATTAAAGTAATTGCCTTAACTTCTTTTATTTCCACTATATTCACCATCCTTAAACTACTAATCTCTTATATTCATTTTTCAAATTTTCTTGTGATAATTGAGCATATCTTTGAGTTACATCTGGACTTGTATGCCCTAGTATCTTCTGAACTCCTTGTATTGTCATTCCTGAATTTAATAGATATGTCGCTTGAGTTCTCCTAAATTTATGACAATGGACTTTTTCTGTAACTCCTGCTTTTTCTTTTATCTTTGCAACAATCAATTGAAGTGCTCTAACTCCAATATGTTTATGTGGCGCTTTATCTGATACAAACACATGACCTTCTTCTCTACCTGTAACATAAGCTTTAAGATGTAATTTTGCTTTAGTACTAAAATAAACAACTCTTTGCTTATTACCTTTACCAGTAACAATAATACTTTGCTCTTGCCAGTTTATATCTTCAATTTTTATATTATCTATTTCACTGATCCTGCAAGCTGTACTATCTAATAACTCAAATAAACACTTTTGCTTTTCTGTAACACATGCTTCTCTGAGTTTTTCTAGGTTTTCTGCTTTATAGCCTTGAAGTATTACCTTTGGCACTTTTGTCTGCTTCAACTTAGCAGCAGGATTCTTTAATATATACTCTTCATTTTGTAACCATCCGAAGAAGTTTTTAAGATATGTTATATATCCATTGGTTGTACTTGCTTGTTTTCCTTTTCCTAGAACTGCAAGAAACATTCTTAAATCCATTGTTGAAATTGTACTTACTGGCTTTGTAAAATACATGTTTAACTTTATTAAAAACAATTTATAGCTATATAATGTTTTACTACTTAATCCTTCAAGTTTCTTACATGCAAGATATAAAGATGCTTTTTCTTCTATATCTGATGCAACAAGATCTGTACATTTAGTTTGTACTTCATAATCGTATAAAGTTTCATCTATTGCATGTTTAACTTCCAGCTGCTTCTGTAAATCAATTTCTAATTGTGGAAATAATAAAGTTATTTTTCCAATTAATTTAACACTAACTTCTTCGTTCAAGTTACTCATTTTTATCCCTTCTTTCATTATTATTTGATTATCATATGAGAATAGAATTATATATTTATGTTCTGAATTAATCCTATTCTCTATTGAATTGTTACTTTATCCCTTATAAGTATTGTGTAGTATTTTAATTATAAAAAATACCGCACCATCCGAATATTGATAGTACGGTAAATATTATTTCTTAGGTTCTATTATTATTTTCCCATCTTCTAATTTTGCGATTACTTCTCGATTTTTTTCTGTAAGTCCTAATTCTTTAACCCAACTTGTAGGAAGTGTAAGACGAGTAGTAACCCCATTTCTGCTCGAAGTCCCACCACTTTTATTAAAAGTGACCTTTAGTATTCTTTCTATAGAGCTTAGACCTTCTTCTACTTTATTTTCATCCACATGCTTAAATTCTTTATTTTTTAAAAAAGTAATCCAATAAACCACCAAGTCCATTAGTTAAAAAATCAGCATTAGTTAATTCCTTAAATTTATCTTTATTGACTTTAATTAATAGCCATGTTATAGCTTCTTCTCTTTTGCTTTTATCTTCCCATATATGTTTAGGTGCTGCTTTAAATTCCCACTCTTTAAATGTATTCGGATAAGCGTTGTTTATAGCTTTAAATGGGCTTCTATCAAATGTATATTCTAACATTCCACTTAATTTATTTTTTCTAAATATTGCTTCACAAAGATTTTTTCTTATATCATCTTTATTCCACTTTAATACTTCTTCAATAAAATAAATAGTTACTTCTTTTGCATTTTGTTCCGCTCCAGGATCTACCCAAAATCTATTTGGGAACCTATTAAGTTCCCCTTTTAAAATTTTTTATATATATCTCAACTGGTGTATTCATTATTCTTCATCCTCCAAAGCTATCATCAAGTCTGCAAATTCATCATAATCCCATATTTCTAATATCTCATCTATATCTACTACAGATTCTCCGTCATGACCTTCTTCTACATAACTTCCACTTAAAACTAACACTCTAAAATCTTTATCGAAGTTTTGTATAAATCTCATTAATTCTTTTGCAGTATCACAACAGCTTTTTCCATCTAATACAGCAGTTTGAGGAGTTAATCCATCATCTTCACAACATTCAATAGCTTCTTCTGCTGATCCGTAAATCATACCCCATGATTGAGTTCCCATTTCCCAGTCTTTCATTTGAAATCTATAATATACATTTGATTTTTCATCATATTTTTCTATCTTCTCTACTGTTGGTTTATTGTTAACTTCATAAATACTCATTTGAATTACTTCCTCTCATCTATCTTATGTATTTATTATAACTTATTCGTTACGAATATACAATACATTTACACAAAATAATTTATAGAAAGTTTTCGACATTTTCTGTACTATCAATATTCAATTTTCAAAGAACAATTTATAATTTACTTCGTCAAATCTGCATATTCTGAACTATTGAACTTCTATATCCTTCGGTACTAGGACTAACATTTTGTCTCCGCTATTATCATCAATTGATGAATATATATCTACAGTTTCAGAACAATAATTTTCATCACCTGAAATTATAGATTCAATAGTAACTTCCATTTCATCTGGCAGGTCTTTTATAAATTCTTTCAATCCTTTAATATTTAAACTCATTACTGCTCTACCTCACTTTACAATTTTAATTCCATATTTTATATAATCATCGCCAGTATAAAATTCTTACATTCTGTTCTTCTATTAACCCTTTTGCTACTATCTAAGCTGTAGCAATAACATTCTTCACAAGAAAAACAATCTGCTATATTATTTTTTCTGCTATACAAGGTGTCCACATTATTCGCACACCTTGTACATATGCAATTACATATCATCTTCTTCCTCACTTTTATTTATTCTTTTGAATTCAATAACCCACACATATGGGTTAGTATCCCATCCATATTCTTTTGTTGTACTATTCCAAAGCTCCTGAAACTTATCCATTGCATGTGGTGGCCATTCTTCTGTAACCCCTTCTGCCTTTATTCCTTGTTCTGTTATATCTTGTAGTCTTTCCACTCTCACGCCAATAACCTTAAGAAATATTCTTGCTGCAACTTTCGGCATATGAATGCTTGGTTTCCAAACGCCCAAGTTTTTTTTCCTGTTCTCTATCTATTGGTATTCTCTCTCCTTCGGAATACCCTGCTTTATAAACATACTCTGCTGTCATATTGTCTCTTGCAAAGTCCCCCATAGGATTTGATATCTGCCATGTTTCCCTAACATAAAGTGTATCTCCAGCTTTATATGGTATTTTTATTTTTAATGATAATCCTGTAGTATTCCTTGAAAATAATACATTTGATTTTTGCTTATCAGATCCTAAATATGTGTAATTATTGTCCACATCTTTTATAACTCTCCTTGTAGTTGTCTTTCTGCCATCTAATATCGCATTGACCATTGCTGTATTAAATAATATTGGTTTCATATATTTCTACACCCTTTCTGACTTTAATATCCACATCTTAAGTTGTAAAATCTCTTTTTTCTTGAATTATAATTAGTTGCAAACTGGCCTACTATAGGGCTTATATCTAATAAATCATCTTCTAAATTACATTCTTCTTCAATTTCATGATTAGTTATCCCTATTTTTTTTAAGTGCGTCTATATTTGCTTCACTATTTTCAATTAAAATATATTCAAGCTCTCCACAGCTTCCTGAGCACTCAACTATTTCTAAACTATTTAATACTTCAAGTTCATATTCATTCTTAGTCACTTTAATTCACCCTTTCTGACATTTACGCATTAATTTTTACAACACTCTTGTAATAAAATGCTGTCTGTTTGTTATCCCAGCTAACATTAACTGTTTCACCTTTGTTGTAAATTCGTACTATGTTCCCTTCCTTTGGTCCATCATAATTAAACTTAACTTTATCTCCTAATCTTAAAGTTTCCTCTGATTCAGAAATTTCAGTTACCCCTTCGACTTTAGGATCTTCTTCAATCTCTTCATTTATCTTATTAATATCTTCAATTTCATCTATGCTATATACTTCATTATCTGAATAAACTGCAGGAGATTTCCATTTAGCAAAATGTCCATTTGGATATATAGCCATACAAAAATTCTTGTATTGAATAAGTACGTTATTATCTGCCTTTCTTTTAATAAATTTATCAACGTGCATTTTATTCTTTATAGTCTTAATCTGCTCTGACGTTATATGCTTATATTCATTAGCAACAAGTATTTCATCCTTAGGCCTTAGCAAAATATCCTTTATAAATATTCCTCCTGGTTCTCCATCAGGCTTAAACGATAATGTCTGTCCATCTATTTCTACATAAAGCTTCTTTTCAACTTTTACTATCCTGGTACACTTATCTCTGTATTTATCAATAAGCTCTTTAAATATTGGATTGTCCTTATTTTCTTCTTTTGTAGGAATAATATTAACAACTTTAGGCTGTTCATCAAACAAGCTTAATTGACCATTAACTACTATTGATTTCATTCATATTTCACCTCACTATTTTTACCCTTAAGAACGGTAATATTTAATCAAAGAATGATTTCATCCTTCTATCTTTGAATGATTTTTTACATTTATCTGTCCGCTGCTTTATTGTTCCAGTTGTTTTGCATGCTCCTCTAGCTGTTTTATATCCATTTTCTTTTATAGGCTGGTAATTCAAGCAAAATCCACAACATTCTAAATCTTTTAATCTTTTCTTACTCCTGTCCATATTCCTCAACCTTTTTAAAGAAACTTTCAAGATCATATCTAAATCTAACTTTTTTCTTAGTTCCTTTTAACTCTATTCCATTTTCTATAACCCATTTAATAGGTATAGACTTTCTGTCAGCTTCTTCAATGTATTTCTTGACTGTTTGTACATCTATTGCAAAAGTACTCTCTAAATCTCTGTAATTGAATATAAAATATGCTTTGACCTTTTCATGTTTTATATCCGACATTTCTTTTAGTTGTGTAGGCCTTATACAACTGAATGGAATACTTGAACCTTTATGCGATTTTAACTCTAATATGAATAAATACTTTTTCCCCATAACTTCACAATCTGAAATATTATGGGCTTGAAACCTTACATTTTCGTTTTTGGTTCCTCCAAAATTTCCAGTTCCATCTTTAAATCTGTAAAACCAATAATCAAATGGTATAGATTTCTTAAAGTCTTCTTCAAATAATTTTCCTTCGTTCTTTGCCATAAATTATTCACCTACTTTTCTATATAAGTTCTTATATTCTTAACAACCATGTTTATTGTGCCATCACCGTTTCTTACAATCTCAAATTTACTTGTATCATGATAAGCTTCATCATTGATATATAAATCAATTTCCTTATCAACATTTAATCTTATTCTTTTGAATTTTTTCTCTACCCATGTTTTATCAACTGAAACTTCTTCTAATCCTTGCTGATTTAAGTAATTAGCAAAATCTTCTTTCTCTTGTGGCAATTGATATAATAATTCATCTGCCAGCTCTTCCACATTTATTACATCTTCTTCTTTAAGTTTATTTTTAATAGCAGTTCTTATCTTTTCTGCCTTACCTGCATCTTCAGTAATATTTTTTCTAGTCCAGTTTTCTGTAGATTGTACAAAAGTCTTAGTCATATCCCTTTCATTTGTTACAAGAGTTGCACCTAAGAAATTATTTATAAAATAGTTAGCTCCATACTCCTCTGATTCTTTTGTTGCCTTCTGCTTATCTAAAATAAATAGATTATATCTTTCATCATTCCTTATTGGTTTTATAAATACAGCTTTCTGAATCTTCTGTCCACTTGCTGGAAGTCCTGCGCTTTGTGGAACTATTCCTATACCTATTTTGTTATCAACAAACTGAACTTCATGAGTAAAATTCTTAACATAATCTAACTTTAGTATTGCTATCATTGGTCCTTGGTCTGTAATAATAGAACATGTAATTAAATCAGCACTTGGAATATTACAATTACCTTTCATGATTATAAATAATTGACTTGCAAGTTCCTTAGATAATCCTATTAAGTCACTATCAATTCCATTTAAATAATCTTGAGCAACTTCTTTTACTATATTTCTTTCAGAATTAAATGCTGCATATTTAAGATCATCATCTTTAAAGCATTTCTCTATATGCTTATACAAAAATTTGTAAGTATCTTCATCTAAATCTAAACTATATTCATTTAATATTGGTTCTTCAGCTGTTGTATCTAATACATGAATGACAGCTTCATTGATATTTATATCGTTAATGTATTCCATTGTTTTTTTCTCCTTTACTATTGAATTTGACTTTCATATGAGAATAGAATTTTGTAACTATGACGTGGTTAACTCATTCTCATATACAGTTTTATCTATTCCTCATCTTCAAATGCATAACTATAGCCTTCCCAGTTATCAACTCCTGCTCCTTCTAAACGACTTAATATATTATCTCTTTCTTTTAATTCTTCATATTCTTCATCAATTAGTACTTTTGAATTATCTATTTCTTTTTGCAATTTTTATATGCTTTGGTAGAGCCTTTATATCCGCTTCTATTTGCTTTAGTTTATCTACAATGATAGATATTCCATTATTGCTCTTTAAAACCTGCTGTGGAACGAATTTTAATGCAGAATCAAGACTTATGCAATATGCTATGTTCTGCATATAATCTTTTCCATAGTTTTCTGATTTCTCATCAGCAACTTTTTTTAGTTGATTTAACTATAAATTGTCTTTCATCTGAAACAATCTGATAGTCTCCAATTTTAATATCCATTACTTCTCCTTCTTTCCTATCTTAAATTCTATCTGCTTCTTATCATCAAGCTTAATTTCCTGCTGCTCATACTTTATTTGCTTCTTACAAAGCTTTCTCCAGTTTCTATCATTAAGTTTTAAATAACGCATACCATCACCTTTAAAACATACTGCATTGTCCATCTATTTCTTGTCTTTTCTTTTTTGCACTCTCCTATCCACCAACGATAAACATCTTCTCCAGTTTTCCATTCACATATCATGTTTTTAGATTTTCTATATTCAATCATTCTTTCAAACGATCTAATATATAATTTCTTGAAATTTGGATAAGATTCTAATTCCTTCTTTTGATTAGATCCTAATGGACAACCAATACACCCCAATCTATCCCATCCCTTATCATATAAAATACAATAAGGAATATTGTTTTCAATTATATAACTCCATACTTCTGTATCTGTCCAATCAACTATAGGTCTTATCATCAATTTACCTCTGAAATAATTAATCATCTTTTGATTACTTCGCTGCTTACTCTCCTGCCATCTGATTCCAGTTATTATTGTGTCTCCCTCTTCCCCTGTACGTTCTTTTAATTCTGCACAACAATATCTTGCTACTCTGGTAGGTGGCATTGCTCTGTTACTGATTAAACTCCACATAGTAATTAGCTTTCCTGTGAGCTTTCCCCCAACACGCTTAGAAGAAAACTTATTATATTTATTAAATTCCACTATTGGATACCTATTAACTTTGGCCCATTTATTAAATATGTTTTTTATAAAATATATTAATTCAGGTGGATCAACTGAAGTTGGAGAATATACTGCTTTAAATTCTATTTTAGCTTCTATACACATCATATATGCTACTAAACTATCTTTACCTCCACTAAATGCTAGTATGGGTAATCTTCCTGTTGGTGTGTTAACTGCAAATTCTAGTAATCTCATTACACCTCTTTTAACTTTTTCTGAAGTATCAACCAATAGTTGATATTCACTTCTTTTTCTTTCCAATCCTCTCACCTAACAAATCAAATTGCCTTTGATTCATTAGGAAATGGTATTAAGTTTCTCTGATTGACTTTACTGGCTTAATTTATAATTTTCGGAGCTTACTCCCCAGTGAGTGCATTTTACGCATTTACTCTTAACTTTTCGGTAAATACTATGTGGCTAACATAATATTTACTATGCAACCTGGTATACCAGGATCGATTGAATTGAAACTTTATATCTATAGATCAATTACTTGATTTTCTCCTAACACTTCTTCTATATTTAGGATTGAAACATTAAACATAGTTCTGAAATGTTCTACTGCTTTTTTGAAAGCTTTCTTTGCTTCTTCTGAATTAATGTGCATAATTGTTCTCTTATCAGTTTTTCTGTGATTTCCTTTCCATGTAACATATTCAAATGTTATAAGAAATTCTTTTACAATTAGTTGTGTTGGTATTCTCTTTATTTGTTCCATTATAGCTACCTCATTTCTATTTTTCTTTAATTATTCTTAAATTTAATACCTTCCCATATTCAAATCATTTTTACCTTTTGTAAAGACTCCTTTAGCCGAAATATATACATCATCCATAAGCTTTAACATTTGGCTTACTCTATCTTTTAATGCAGGATCTTTAGGAATTCCTCTTTTTTCACTATTTCTTATTTGAAATAATATTGTTGACCATCTGTCATATTGTCTCATTGCATTTAAATGTAATTTATACGCTGTAGAATAGTCATTATCTGATAAATTGTATATATCATTCATTACTTCATTAAAATTATTTAGATCTTCTGTTGTTATAAATTTACACTTCAACATTGCTTGTACTTCTTCCATTTGCCTATTCCCCTTTAATTCATAAATTCACGTAATCTATAATTACATTCATTATCAAAAACATTCCCAAATCTCTTACCACAACTTTCTAATATTCTTCCTCCAAGTGCTTCATCCAAATCCATTAGCATTTGTGGTGTGCATTCTGTAGAAATTAATGTTGGCATCTTATTTGAATATCTGACATTTAATATTGGATAAATATGATTCATATCTGCTGGTGTAATTTCTCCTGTAAGTTCTTCCCTTTTTGACTTTATCTTTAAATAGATCGTCTATAATAAGAACTTCTGCTTTTTTATATCTGTTGCTTAACTTGTTATAGTATTCATCATCCATAGCATTAGATTTAAGCTCTCTTATAGCTTCAAGATATGGCATATAGACTACTTTAATCTTCTGTTCTAATAATGCTTTTCCAACTGCTAGAACTATGTGAGTTTTTCCACCTCCTGGCTGCCCCATGAAACATAACCACTTTTCTTTATCAAGTTCATAAAACTTTGTTATATATTCAGTTGCCATTTCTTTTGCTTTTTTTGTTTGAACATTATAAGGCTTATAATCTCTAAGAAGTTTTACATCTTCAGGATTAACTCCGAAGTTTTCCCAAAGTCTTTTTAGATAATCATTTTCATAACATTCACACCTCTTAAAGCCTTTATTGGTCTGTATAAATCCTGTATCTCTACATTTAAAACACTTATATTTATTTTCCATACAATGAATCGAAGTTGTATTTCGGTCCTTCTGATTCAGTATTCTTTGTAGGCTTGGTGGTAGATCCATTACCTTTCACCCCTTTCTCTGCTTTAAACCCTTTAGTTTTCCAGTTTTTTCACTAATATTCCTTTTAACATACTTTAGATTTCTTACTCCTGAATCATTAGCTTCTTTCATAGCTTCTTCTACCCATTTAGCTGAATATTCTTTAGACATAATTTCTATATCTGATTTACTAATTGAGTTAATAGTTCCAAATCCCAATTCTTCGTATAATGATAATAATATATAATTTGTATTATTAATAACTGTATTATTATCTTCACACTTTTCCGAATACCCTCTGTCGATATCTCGAATACCCTCTTCGGAATTTCGAATACCCTTGTCGACATCTCGAATACCAAAATATTTAATTTTTGATATATGAATAATTCTTTTTTCTTATCTGTTTTGTTCCTTCTTTGTAGATATAATCAATTGATATATATCCTTTCTTTGATAGTGATGTAATAATTTCTGAACATCTATTTTTTGAAAGATTAAAGAAATTTGAAAAGTGATCATTACTCGCATAACATCCATCTTTGCCATCTAAACTATCAATTTCAACTAAGAAAACTTTTTCCTGTAGAGTCAATTTTGTATTTAACCATATTTCTTTTGGAATCCATATTCCCTTAAACTCTCTTTCTGCCATCTTTCTGTCCTCCTATGTTGAATATTTTTTAATCTTCTGGATATAATATAAATAAGGTTTTTCAAAACCACATATTTCATTAGAGTTTGGGAAGGATACCTCTTGCAAGGTCCTATCCCATATAGTTTCTACCATCGCTCCCTTAATTGGGAGCTTATTTTATTTATTCATCAGCAAATGGTGTTCCTTCAAATATATCCTTTTCCTCTGATTCTGACTTATCACTAGATTTATTATTTTCTATATTTTGCTTATCAACTTCTGTGAACTCTGTATCAACTGCATTATAATGTTCATTTGGTTGATTATCTGGATAGTTTATATTTCCATCTATATCACCATTGATTACATCCTTATTGAATGAAGCCTGATCAGATTTAATAGCAGTCTGCATTTCAATACTCATAGGTCCATATTTACTTAATAATAATTTCAAGACAGTTTTAGTAGCCATAGAATCAAAATCAGTAGTCCATAGACTTTGCTTAACTACCCAATCCTTATTACTTTTATAAGATTGACTGTATTTCTTTCCATGTATCTCTAATTCTTCTCTGGTCATATATAAAGCTTTTTCAAATCCATTTATTAATCTGAAATATCCTACATATCCAACTATCTTTGTTGAAGGTTCAGGATTGTCATTAAATTCAATCTCTCCAGTAAGCCTATTAATCTTTTTTAAGTCATTTTCGAACACTGGTGCAGCATTTATTGTCTTGTATTGGCCGCTTCTCATTGCTAGTTGAATAAAGCCTTTATATCCCATCTGAAATTGTGCAATTTTACCTTGCTTTTTATCATTGTAAGGCACTATATATGCAAATCCTAAGTTAGGATCTATGGGTAAATCTAATGTTGCTGCCACTACTGCACTTGCCATTATAGAATTTGGCTCTGCATCCGCTAAGCTTGGTGATTTAGCAACATTAATTACACTTGATATGAATCCTGGTGCTTTCTTTCCTAATATATCTTCAAATCTTTTCTTTACATCTACTTGACACATCAATCCTTTTACTGTAGTCCTCGCAGCCGCTTGTGGTTGATTATTATTTATTAAGCCTCCATGAACATTTGCCATTATTAACCCTCCTATTTACACTTGCTAATTCTCATATTTACAAAACTTGTAGTACCTTTAAGAACTGTTTCATAAGTAACTGGATATTTATCTTTTAGCATCTTATTATCAAGACTATCTCTCTTAACTTCAAACCTGCTTACTTTCAAATGACCATCTGAAGCTTTTTTTTGCATTTCCCATTTGTAAGAAAAGTTTCTTGTTTGATTCTCTCTTTTTCTTTTTCCAATTCTTTGACTTTATCAGAACATTCTTGATACTGCTCCAATAGGTCATTGTCTAAATTAATTTCATCATCAACTAAATTCTGCTGCTCATTAATTTGTTCAGTTTCTTTTTTATTTCCTGTTGGATCTGGTGCAACTTTAGGAATTATATTATTCTCCCAGAAGTTCTCTCCAATCTCTCTTAGTGCTCTAATATCATCATCATTTCTAGGGACAACTTTCCACTTAACTTCCTTACCTAATAAGTAGATTATTAAGAAAAACTTTAACCCTGTGATCCCCATATACCATTGACATTGGCAATAATAACTGTCTGGAATTTCTTCACCTACCCACATTTTTTTCATGAACTCACTACCTGTTTTAATTTCAAGTCCAAACAATTCATTTTTAGGTATATAAGCAATTTCTCCAGTATCTCTGTTTTCCCAGTAAGTATAATCATCATCAAGTATTCCAATTCCATCAATATTAGCCGAAAAGTAATCAATTTCTTTATCAAGCATCATATATGGATATTCAAAAGTTGTTAGTTTAATATCTGTAGCTTTTTCAAAATCCTCCTGAATCCATTCTCTTATGTGCGGCTCCATACGTGTCCCATAAACTGTGTGAATATTACCTTTAAACTTTTCTACTAATCCAAGCTTCTCATTGAATACAGTTAATGCTGAACCGTAATTACTATATCCCGCTATGGTTCCTATTTCAGAACCACCAATTGAATTACATCTTGTACTTAACCATGTCTTTCTATCTTCAGTATCTTTTCTTGAATCAAATATTACTTTTGCTGTAGAGAACAGATCTCTATTTTCAATAAATTTAACCTTTCCTTCACCTGTAAGAATTAAATTTTCCATTATCTAAAATACCTCCTTAACCTATCTTCTCGACTTCAACATCATTACTTTCAGTCTGTGCAACTTCTGTAACAAAATATTGATAGTCATCTTCTGACATTGATTCTAATAATTTATCTTGTGCTGCTTTATCTAACGACTCCCATTTATCCATACAGATTACTTTAAGTTCTCCACATTGTGCCTTCGCTACTTTCATTGCAAGTTCAAGTTTTTCCCCATCTGATAAACCATCTATTAGAGTTTCATTTATTCGTACTCTGCTATATTCATCTACGCTGATACCTTCAATTGGCATATTAGCAGTTTGTAACAATTCAGCAGGTAATGATCTTGCTTTACTAATCTTTGATGTCAAATTATCTGCATATTCTTCTTTTGGAGCTAACTGATTATCTCTTATTTCTGAAATTCTATCCCAATCTCTTAAGTATGAAATCATTTTTTTGTGCTTCATCAGCTTCTGCTTGTAGTGGTTCAATATCAACTTCCTCATGTTCTTCTAAATACTTAGCTGCATTACCTATTGTTGCTTTTACTTTCTCTATTTCGGATTCTATTTTGCTATCAACTGCTTCTGACTCAAGCTTTTCTTTGTCGTCAAGTCCAATAAGTTCTTGATTCTTAGCTGAAATCTTATTCTGATTAATAGAAATTAAATCCTTTTGCTCTTCTAACTGTGAAACTGATTGTTTTTTAGATGATTCGATAGAAGTTATTAATTCGTTTTTAAGTGTATCTATATGAGACTCATGTACCTTCTTAAGAGTTTCTTTTCTCTCCTGGAACTCTTTTTTCTAAATCTTTCAATGAGCTCTGATAATCTGAATCAGCTTCATTTATTTTTGAAGTATTATCGTTAGTTAATTCCTTAATTTTAAGTTCAAGTTCATGATCTGCATTTGCTATGAAATTATTAGCTTTTTCAATCTTTCCATTTGCTAGAGAAATAATGTCCTGAATATCTTCTCTTTCTAATTTATATTTAAGTGTTTATTCTTGACTTTTCAGCTTCTCCATTAGATTTAATTGATTCAACTTTGTCATTGAAATTATCTTTAAGTGACTTAGCTTGAGATATTAACTTATTTACATTCTGTGCTTCTGTAACCCTTGCATAGTATTCTTTGATATCAACACTCTTCCACTTCTCACCATCATATTCAGCAGGTAAATCATCCACTATTGATTTAATCCTTGCCTTTAATTCCTTAATTTCTCTGTTAACCTCTTCTCTTACCTTGTAATACTTTTGTTCAATATCCTTAAGTATCAATAATATGTGTTTGTTATACTCGATATTATCTGGAAGCTCTCCAAACCAATTAATAATATCTTCTTCACTCCATCCTATTTGAAGCATACTAAGAAGTGATTCTGTTTGCTCTTTTACACTTAAGTTAACCCAGTCAAGTGGTCTAAATATATTTCCATTTACCAAACTGTTTACAAACTTTTCAGTACTATCTGCACCTTTTCCATCCTGTCTTACTTTTAAGTAATTAGCTTTACCCTCTCTTATTCTTCTATCTATGCTTAATCCATCATCTAACTCAACAAATAGTGTAGATTCATCTTCACCATGCTTAATAACTTCTGACCTTCTATTCTTATTGGTAAAAGTCTTCTCAATAGCTTCAATTACCGAAGTTTTACCCTTTCCATTAGGTCCTTTGAATATATTAATCTTTGCTGCTTCAACTTCTCTTTCATCTATTCCCAAGAAATTGTTAACTCTTAAAAATTTTATTTTTGACATTATTAAATTCCTCCAATCTGTGTTATAATTTACTTGAATTTTTTGTTATGCTACTAGGAACGTTTTGGTCGGGGTTCTTGGTAGCTTTTTCCTTAACAATTTTTATTGCTTCACTTACACTATAGTTTTCTTTCATTACTAACCTAACTATTTCATCTGCTTGCTCTGCATAATTTAATAATTTTCCCATATTTATCTCCTCATTGGATCCCAAACTACATTAGTAACCCTGTTATAAAATATATAACTCTCTGCATCTTCTGTTACTATAAGAAATTCATCTGGATTACATCCTAGTTTACTTAAGAAAATCTTATGTCTCCTTTTCAATTTCTTTGGATTCTTCATCACTCTTTAACCTCATTTCTTTGATTATCTCTAAATCTAATTCCTGGCTTATACTAATTGTTTCTTCACTTTCCCGTCCATTAACTTCTATGCTTTTAATAAGCTTGTCCCTTAACTCTTCCACGCTTACCTCCTGTACTTCTTATTAAGAATTTTGTTATTTGCTGCACCACTTATTTTAAAATTCACTTGTCTTTCTTCTCCTATACACATTGGACATACATAAGGCTTGCTTAAATCTGTCTTTATACTTATGTTCCAATTTGAATTGCATTTATTACACTTTGCATACATTGTAATTACCTAAATATTGCTATAATAGATATTGCAACTATAGCTGCACTTGCAATTCCATACACATAACCTAAAACCAATGCTTTATTAGTATTTTTAGAATTTTTAACTATCCATATTGCCTTTGTAACAGCATGTACATTTCTATCTATTGTTCCTGGTTCTGACATAAGCTGCCTTTTTAATTCCTGCAATCTTTGAACTATTTCTATATGATCCATACACCTGCACCTCCTAATGATTTTCACCACATACAAACAATTTGGATTTATCAATATCAGTACTTAAATACTTCATTTCATCTTCTTTTAATGTAGACAAATCAAATCCTAAACCTTCTAAATATTCAGCTATTTTTTTTGCACTGCTCATTCCTTGTGAAACTATATATACTTTCCTGTAATTAAATCGAACTTCTTCTACTTCCTTATCTTTTTCTTGTCTTAATTTAATTACTGCACCATTAAATGAACAATTATCCCTTATTAATTTTTCCATCTTAGATAAGTAACTAAGACTATCATGTATTCTGTAATAGCAATTGTATGCTACCTCTTGATCTTCTTTCATATCTGTTAATAAATCAGTTAAGTTTTTTGAAAAGTTGTTAAAAATTCCTTGATACATATCAAGTTTGTCTTTGTATTTTGAAAGAACTTTATCCTTCTTTTCTTCTATTTTCTTATTCCATTTCTTCTCAACACTTGTAATTGCTTTGTGTTTCTACTCTTTCAATAAAGCTTAATAACTCTTTTTTATTCATAATCCATCTACCTTTCTTTAATATCTTTCATACATTCACTACAGATATTCTTACCTTTGTAATTACTTATATCTCTTGCTTCTCCACAAAATACACATGCTGGCTGATACTTCTTTAAAATAACCTGATCCCCATCTACATAAATTTCTAAAGCATCTTTCTCAGCTATATCTAAGTTCCTTCTTAGTTCTATTGGAAGTACTATTCTTCCAAGCTCGTCTACTTTTCTTACTACTCCTGTTGATTTCACAATTAATCATCCTTTCTTAACAATAGATAAATACTATATTATTTAATGCTTCTTTAATCAGTTGCTCTAAAACTTCCACATTAAAAAATCTGATTTTATACTCACTTTCCAAGATTCCAATTATCTTAGATACATCTACATCCTTAGTTTCTTCTAATACAACTTCTGTTGCTTTCTGAACTGCTTCTCTTACATTTGCTGTTATTGGTTTCTTCATTTTTATCTCCCTTATTTTTATTTATTATGTTAAACTAATGCTGTTTTGATAATGTCAACTTTACCTTTCCATAAATCTCTTTCTTTCTCTAGTTCTTCAATTCTTCTTTCTAATCTTCGTCTTTCTAATGGTGATAATGGATTGAGTTCTCCAGTAAGAGATTCTATCTTTAAAATTTCTTCTAAATAATACATTGGATTATCAAACTTAGGATTTCTAGTTAATATCCCATTGTTTTCATAATTGACAATGCTCTGATAACTAACTCCCCATCGTTCCATTAAGTCCTTTCTAGAAAACAGAGTCTTTTCCATAACCTATTCCTCCTACATTCTTATTTGAGCATTGCAACCATCTATCATAAATTTGACTTCTTTACTAGGATTCCAATTTATAATAGCTTGTCTACCTATGTCATAATCTTTAACTAATGTATTCTTGTATGAATTAACATTAAGCTTTCTTTTATAATCTCTCCAAAAGTTGCTAAACACTTTTTTATTAAGTTCTCTATAAGCTGGTGCATCTGTTCCGCCTAAAATTGCAACAATCTTTTTATTAGCTAATTCCCTCAAATCTTCTTGCTGTGAATAATCTATTGTTGTATTATTTTCCAACTTTGTTATTCTCTCATCCATCTTCTGTTGCTTGCCATCAATCATAAGAATTGCTTCAAGTTCTTTTGACATTTTAGGAATTTGATAAGATCCTGTCTTTCTTATCTGTGGTAAGACTTCACTTGTAACCCATCTTTTAAACTTTTTAGCTTGTGGTAATTTTGAAGAAAGTATTAAGCTGTAAAGTCCACTTTCATTGATTACTGTAGTTTGTTGTGTTCTTCCTAAATTATCTATGATGCCTTGTTTTAGGGTATCATCTTCATCAACATGCGTTGCTATTGCATTTTGAGGTTTTACATATCCCAAAACTTCTGCTACATCTTTACCTACAAAATAAGGTTCTCCATTAATTTCTAATGCTCTAACTTGTCCAAATTCCTCGTTTTTAAAAATTTGAATTTCTTTACTCATGGCTTCATCTCCTTTAAATTTGATAATTTTAATAATTTGTGGTAAAATTTTTCCTATAAAAAGGTGGTGTTTTTATGAATTTAAACTCTAAAATTACTGACGTTATTACATCACAAGGTGATTGTTTTTTCAATTGAGCGTAACAGTATTTTAATATCCCAAATTAAAGGTGTTTTTGATAATTCAAATTCTATAAAAACAATTATTTTACCAAGCAATGCTGGTATTCTAAAAAATGACTGGCTTGTTCATTCTTTAACAAATCAAAAATACTTTATTAAAGATATCGAACCATTATCCAAATCTAACGAACTTTTAGGCTTAAAAGCTGAATATTTATCAGAATCAGATTATAAAAAATCTCTTGAAGATAATAATAAGGCTACTTTTTCTATAGGTACTATAAATGGTTCTGCAATTGTTGGTAATTACAATAATGCTACTATTAACAATGGATATAATCTAAGTGAAATTCGTTCTTTGATTTCTTCAAAACCAATTGAAGACCAAGATGAATTAAACAAGCTTATTGATAGAGTTGAAATTATCACCGAAGATAATCAACCTGTCAGCAAAGGAACATTTGCTAAATTTTCAGAATTATTAGCAAAACATTCTGATATTGCTATTGCATTAGGTAGTAACCTTATAAACTGGCTTGCTACTAAATAGTTTTACATATCTTCTAATATTATTTTTTTGTATTTCTGCTATCAAATCAATAGCCTGTAATATTGATTGACTTGCATTTGATAATGATTTACCAATAACAACTAAATAAAACCTTTATTGTATTTTTTATTTTCCTTAATTTGCTGTTCATTATTTATATGGACAGTATTTTTTTTTACACATTTGCATCATCTCCTAACTAACTTTTTGTTCTCGTTTAATTTCAAACAAATAATCTACTTCTAATTTAGGAAATAACTTTGCTTGAACTGTCAGTACATCAAACCAAGAAATTTTTGTTCTTCCACTTAAATAATTTCTTACTGTTTTTTCACTAACATGAAGTACTTCTGCAATATCTTTTGTCCTAATTTTATTTCTAGTCATTTCTGCTCTTAAATTTGGAAACATATTTGTCCACTCCTTTCTTAACCGTATTCGGTTATCTTGATTACAGTATAATTCCATATTCGGTTAATGTCAACACTTTTTTGAACTTTTTTTTACCTTATTCGGTTATTTTTTTTGTTGACCAACGGTAAAAAAGGTTATATATTAGTAGTGAGGTGAACAATAAATGGGATTAGAAATTATAAATATCATAAAAAAAGAAAAGGGAATGACTTCAAAACAATTATCAGAAAAATCTAAAGTGCCAATTGGTACCCTTAACAAAATATTAAATGGTCAAACTAAAAATCCAGCTTATGAAACTATATTTGCACTAGCTAAAGCTTTAGATTGTTCTGTAGATATGTTTTGTGATAAAAAAGATACTCACATTGATATACCAACATTATCCAAAGAAGAAACAACATTATTAGAAAACTACAATAAATTAAATGCAATTAGGCAAAAAAAGAAGCTCATAAAAAGAGTTGCTGAACTTACAGAAATAAATAGATATTTAAATACTACTACTGATGAAATAACAGCAACTACAGATAATGTAGT